GGCTGAACAGCGCAGACGTAAACGGCGCCATGCAGGGCATTGCCTCCGCAATTCAAAGCAACACCGGCAAAGTGACCTCTGCTATTACCAGCATGAGTACCGGGGTGCAAACTGCGTTGCGTACCATGAAAACGCAGGCGGTCAATATCACCACCCAAACCATGACGGAGATCAACAGCGCCATTGTTTCCCGCTCCAATACCGTGAAAGCCTCAGCCACCAGCATGGGCAACGGCGTTATATCTTCCCTCAACACCATGCGGACGCAGGCGGCCAACGTTGCGCTGCAAATGATGACCGACATCAACAGCGCCATCGTTTCCCGAACCGGCACCGTTCGTGCCTCGGCCACAGCAGCCGCAAACAGCGTGGTGAGCGGCTTGCAGCCTATGGTGCCGGGGGCTGAAAATGTCGCCAACAACATGATGGACGGCATCGGCGCGGCAATGGACAGAAAAGCTTCGTCTTTGTATGCAAAGGCGCGGGAAATCGCCAACAGGATTGCCAGCATTATGGCTGATGCGCTGGACGTCCACTCCCCCTCCCGCGTCATGATTAAGCTGTTTGAAAACGTCATGATGGGCATTTATGAGGGTATGGATGGCATGTCCGGGATGTTGTTCCGCAAAGCCGAAAGCGTTGCAGACGGCATAGCCGACCGGCTGACACTTTCCCCTGACTTGGCAAACGCTCTGGTGGAGCATCTGCGCACAGTCACGGACACCACGCCGCTGGGCGGTTCCACCCTCGTGCCGCAGACCGCATACGCGGGCGCTGGAGGGGCGGCAAAGTACGTTACCAGCCTTACCCAGAACATCACTACTCCGAAGCCTTTAAGCCCGTCAGAAATGACCAAAGAGGGGCAAGACCTGCTGCGCCGGTCACGCTGGCAGCTGCCGTAAAGGAGGGAGCGCACTTTGAACGAAAACACAGTTTTTATTTACGAGAACGCTATCGGCCGACTGGTATTTCAGTACAACAGTCCTCTGTGGATCACCGATGTAGATGGCGTGAGCAGCGTGGAAATCGACATCGCAGAATCCAGCAGCACCATGCAGGTAGGCTCAAGCATCATAAGTCAAAATGTTCGGCCCCGTTCATTCACGTTGGACGGGGCCATATTTGAGCCGATTGCGGCCCAGCGAGAGCGCCTGCTTAATGTGATTGCTCCCCAGATAGCTGCCACGCTGACTGTTAAACAGGGCGGCGAGGAATGGTATTTGGACGTGGTGCCGGAAAAAACGCCAGAGATCACGCCGGGCAATGGGGTGCAGTTTTTCCAAACCCGGTTGCGCGCCGCATATCCCTACTGGCGTACCACAGCATCCTACGCCACGCAGATTGCGGGGCTGGTTGCTATGTTCAAATTTCCCTTTAACACAGGCGGTTCATGGTGGATCAGCCGGTACAGTGATAGCTATTTTGCATCCATTGAAAACCGGGGCAACGTGCCGGTGGAGTTTCGGGTAACGTTCACGGCGCGCGCGGCGCTGGAAAACCCGGAGCTGTACCACGTTGACACGGGCAAGCGCATACTGATCCGCAAGTCCATGATCGCCGGGGAGCGGGTTTCCGTTTCTACAATCTACGGCCACAAAGGCGTGGTTTGCACCAGCGCCTCCGGGGAAACGTCAAACGGTTTCAAATACCTATCCGTGGACAGCGACCTCTCTATGACGCTGCGCCCCGGAGCCAATCTGCTGCGCATTGATGCAGTAAACCGGGAGGGGCTGGGCGTTCGCATTGAAGCTCCGCAGGGGGTGAAATCGGGTGTCTAATTTTTATATTTATAATGCCGCCCGTGAACGTATCGGGATTTTGCAACACGATGACGCAGTGCAATGGCTGGAAAATTACCAATCCCCCGGTGAGGTGAAAATTGATGCGCAGGCCACGCAGGACAACTACACCATGCTGGTGGACGGCAACCGCATCTACAATACAGACACCAACACTGTGGCGCGTATATGCCATGTTGATCTGGTGCAATCAGAAGCAGAGGAACTGATCACCGTGCGCGCCGATATTACTTCGGAGCTGCTTTCCGACCGTGTTTTAATGGCGACCGAACACATCAGCAATGTGGAGGCCGCCATGTACAGCATATACAGCAAGAACCGCCGCGCCCTCCCCATTGCCGTGGGCAACGTACAGGGCTACACAGAGCAGGCCGACATGGAAATAACATGGGGATCGGTGCTGGACGCGGAGAAAAAGCTGGCCGAAGTTTCCGGGCTGGGTTTCACTGTTCTGTTTGATCCTGAAACCGGGGAGGAAACTTTCAAAGTGTATAAAGGCACTGATCGCTCTGACGAGCAAAACCCCGGCTATGTTGGGTATTTTGGCACAGACGTTGGCAACATTCAGGATGTGTCTGTTACCTCTGGCACCACAGACTATAAAAACGTGGCAGTGGTTGCCGGTGCCGGGGAGGGTGCGGATCGTGAGGTACGCATCGTGTCACTTGGCAATGTGTCCGGGGAAAATCGCCGGGAGCTGTATGTGGACGCACGCGATCTGCAAAGGGAGTACCAAGTGGCAACACCCACTGGCGAGGTGGATGACAAGGGCAATCCTATTTACAGCTACGAAACCCGTCTTTACACCGATACAGAATATAACGCTATGCTGGACGCGCGGGGGCGTGAAAAACTGGCTGAGTGCTTACGCACTTTTTCTATTACCTGCACCATTGTGCAGAACAACATACTTTATGGGGTTGACTATTTCCTCGGTGACCGAATGCCCATAAAGCTGCCGGAATATGGAATTTACGCCTCCGCGCGTATTGCCTCGGTCACAATGGTGTACGAGCGGGACGGAAATAAAATAATCGCACTTTTAAGCGAGTTTGAATTGGAGGCGTAACGCATGGATGACATTTATTTAAGCAAATGTAGGTGCGGCGGTGATGGTGAGTTTTTGCTGGAGGGCAACGACTCCCGCATATTTGCTCAATGCAAGGTTTGCGGAATTCGTACACCCAGCAAAGCAGCAAGCATTGAGTTTTCCGCTAAAAAGCAAGTTGCGGACATATGGAATGCAGGGGCAACCCTTTGGCCGCGCTGGATCAAGCCTGCCGTTGCCGAGGATGCGTACCATCTGGATGACCGCGTGAGCCACAACGGCGAACACTGGATCAGTATCCGGGACGGGAACGTGTGGGAACCGGGGCAAAGCGGATGGCGGCTTGTCGGCCCTGCGCCCACAGAATAGGAGGGGTTTTATGATCTGTTTTCCTTTAGACAACACGGAATATGAAGCGAACGCCCTCGGTGCGTGGTGTGGCACCCGCACACGCGGCGTATTTGCTGCCGAGGGGCATTATGCTGTTACAGCCAACGATGATATGACCGTAACGGTCAGTCCCGGTCTGGCATGGCTCAAGGCGGGGCAATACTGGGGTGTAAATGCTTTTGAGAACAACTCCCGTGTGCTGACCCTTGACACAGCAGACGGCTCCCTGTCTCGCATTGATGCGGTATGCGTCCGGCTGGACAAAAACCAAAACCGAGGCGAGGTCATCATCAAAACAGGCAGCTATTCTCCGCAACCCCCCACGATCACCCCGCCCACCCGCAACCTTGATTATGATGAAATCTATGTGGCCACAATCCGGGTGCAAGCGGGTGCCACGTCCATCGGGCAAATTGACATCACAGACCAACGGCTCAATGAGGACTACTGCGGCATTATGCGGGACGGTGTAACCGGTATCCCCACGCAGGCACTGTATGACCAATGGCAGAGCTGGATGGCGAACTTCACCAGCGAGGCACAGCAGTATTACGGCACCTATCAAAACATGGTTGCCGACCTCTACACGCAGTATGCCGCCGATGTTGCCGTGCATGAACAGAACGCCCAGCAGGTTTTTGATGACTATGTGCTGCGCATGACCACCTTTGAAAATACCGCACAGACAGACTTTGAAACGTGGTTTGCGACAATTCGCGGCATATTAGACGAGGAGGCGGCGGGCCACCTGTTAAACCTTATAGAGGCCCTGCCGGAAACCTTTTACACAAAAACGATTGCTGACCAGCTACTGGCAGATGCCATCACAGCGCACAATACTGACCCCGCTGCACACGGTGACACCCGCCAGCGCATTGCTGATCTGGAGGCGCAGGTGGAAGAGCTGGAAATTATCATCGGTCCGGCTATCAGCACCAACCCCTTTACCGTTACATTCTCCGCGCTGACCGGCAAAACCGTTACCGGCGTGTGGAACAACACGCTGGGGAGGATTGAATTCTAATGGCCGGTTATCAAGCGATCCCAAAAGCAAAAGACTTGCTGGACTACACCATGCAGCGCACCCAGACCAAAACCGGCGAAACCGACAAGCCGCATTTCCCCAAAAGCCAGACTTTTTATTACTGCAAGGCTTTGAGGGATGCGGCGCTGGTCATTCTGGAGCAGGTGCAGGCGGCAAATGATTATTTCTTTGAAACCCAGTTTGATGATCGCCTCCGGGCGCTGGACACGGTAATGCAGAAATGTGAGCTTATGCTGCACCTCATAGACCTGTCCCTCAAACGTGGGTATATCACGCCTGAACAGTGCCATTACTGGGCTGAGCAGGTCACGGGGGTAAAGCGCCCGGTATTTGCTTGGCGCAAGGCTGACGGCAACCGCGCGGCCGCTCTGCGGGATGAACAACGGGCGACCGATATTGCCCGGATCGCGGAAATCATAAAGCGGATCACATGATGGTTACAACGGCTCCCATGCCGTGTAATAGGGTATGGTTCTAATTTTTTACCTCGCTCCCCGAACACGAACAACACCACCAACGCGTGGAACTTGAATTCCAATGGTAATCTGAACAACAACAACTGCACCAACACCTACGGCGCCCGCCCCGCTCTCGTGGATAGGTCAGACCGAGTAGGCATAAGCCGAAAGCCGCGCCACCACACACGAAAGGGAGCCATACCCTGCCCTCTGATTGGGGGCAAACACATTGCACTGATGCCCGGCCGCAGGCATGACCAGCAGGCGGGCTGCCAAACGGCTACCACCTCTTTACAGCTGGCCGCCACGGTGCTTTATTGTGACCCGCTGCGAGGAGGTGGGGGTTTCAATTATTATGACCTACGATGAAATTTTTACTTTTCCTGTGCTGTACAAGGCATATTTGGCTGCGCGGCGTGGGATGCCCATGCCGCGCACGGCAACACATGGCAGCTGCGGCGGGAGGTCTGGCAGCAAGTACAAGACATTCTAAAGGAGGAGATCAAATGGCACTCACACAGTTAGGTTCAAAGGCTTTGATGGACATTGTGAAAATCAAAGAAAGCGGCGTAACGCAGGATTTCTATGTTATTCGCCACAATGCCTACACCACGGGGCGCACTTTGCTGGTGCGCCGATATACCCACAGTGATCGGCAGTGGCACAGCTCAACCGTGAATGCATACGCCACCTGCACCCTTGATGCGTGGTTCAACGGCGACTACTTCAACAGCCTGCCCGCTGACATTCGGGGGCAGATCACAGCGATAACATTCCCCTACACTCCCGGCAACGGCAACACGGCTTTAAGCAGCCTTGCCCGCAAGGTGTTTGCACTGTCAGCCACGGAGCTGGGCGCGACACACACATATTCGAATGCGGAGGGTACAGCGCTGGCGAACGCTGCCCAGCTACAGATCGCCACAGACAGCAGCGGCACTGCCACAGTGCAGTGGACGCGCTCCCCGAGCACGGGCAACACCACCGGCGCGTGGGTCTTGATTTCCAATGGTAATCTGAGCAGCAAAGGCTGCACCGGCACCTTCGGCGTCCGCCCCGCTTTCACTCTCCCCTCCTCCCTCTCTGTTGATGAAAACGGCAATGTGCTAGTGAACACCGCGCCAGTGTTAGGTTCAAAGGCTTTGATGGACATTGTGAAAATCAAAGAAAGCGGCGTAACGCAGGATTTCTATGTTATTCGCCACAATGCCTACACCACGGGGCGCACTTTGCTGGTGCGCCGATATACCCACAGTGATCGGCAGTGGCACAGCTCAACCGTGAATGCATACGCCACCTGCACCCTTGATGCGTGGTTCAACGGCGACTACTTCAACAGCCTGCCCGCTGACATTCGGGGGCAGATCACAGCGATAACATTCCCCTACACTCCCGGCAACGGCAACACGGCTTTAAGCAGCCTTGCCCGCAAGGTGTTTGCACTGTCAGCCACGGAGCTGGGCGCGACACACACATATTCGAATGCGGAGGGTACAGCGCTGGCGAACGCTGCCCAGCTACAGATCGCCACAGACAGCAGCGGCACTGCCACAGTGCAGTGGACGCGCTCCCCGAGCACGGGCAACACCACCCGCGCGTGGAGCTTGCATTCCAATGGTGGTCTGAACGACTACATCTGCACCAGCACCTGCGGCGCCCGCCCCGCTTTCACTCTCCCCTCCTCCCTCTTTGTTGATGAAAACGGCAATGTGCTAGTGAACACCGCGCCAGTGATAAATTACAGCGGTAACACCAATTTGGGGGACAAGTCCGAGGGCTTCACGGTAACTTACTCTGTGACAGATGCAGACAGCGATGCGGTTAGCGTCATAGAAAAAATGGACGGGGAAACAAAACGGACGCACAGCCCAGCGCTTGGCTCCTATCAGCAAATACAGGCCGTTCTGCCCGCAAATTTCCAGACTATTCTCAACGGCCCGCATACGCTGACGCTGGAGGCCACAGACGGAAAAGCCGCTGCCACGCCGGTGAATATTACCTTTACTAAAAAAGTGCATAGCTGCTCTATTACGCTGTCTGCGCCACTGCCTGCTGAAACCATGCCTACGGCCATCCGACTGGCAATCCTCGGCAGCATTCCTAACGATGCTATCTGGACAGCAGAAGTTTGTAACAATGCGCACGACGCCGCGCCCACATGGGAAAGCATTAAATCATCCATACAGGCCGGGCGCAATTACTTTTTCCAGAATAAGACCAACACCGCAGGCAGCTGGGGCGTGAATTTCCGCATTAACGTGCAGCGCGGCTCCGCTGACAACGGTGGTTATATCACAGGCATCGAGGGAGGGTTTAAGTAATATGGATGTGGGACAGCTTTTAACAATAGCTCTGGGCGGCGGGTTTTCTGCCGCCCTTGTTTCTGGCCTCATACAGCTGTTGCTGTGGAGGCTGAACCGCAAGGCAGCCAAAGAGGACAAAAACAATGACAGCGACAAGCACGTTAAAAACGCCTTGCGTATCCTGCTTTATGACCGCATCAAATACCTCGGCCGGTGCTACATTGAGCAGGGTTTTGTTACTGCCGATGACCTTGAGGACATTGTAGCAATGCACAAATGCTATCACGATGACCTTGACGGCAACGGTTTTTTGGACACGCTCATGGCGCAGGTAAAGGCGCTCCCCATTCACAAAAATTAAAGGAGGAACAAGTAAAATGAACCTGAGAACATTGCTTTTCACGCTGAATAACTGCTACAAAGCCGGTCAGCGAATGACCCCAAAGGGTTTTATGCTGCATAGCACTGGCGCTAACAATCCCAAACTTTCCCGGTATGTTGGCCCGGATGACGGGCTACTGGGCAAAAACCCCTATAACAACCACTGGAACACCCCGCTCCCCGGTGGGCGGCAGGTCTGCGTTCACGGCTTCATCGGCAAACTGGCAGACGGAACCATTGCAACCTACCAGACACTGCCGTGGGATATGGTGGGCTGGCACAGTGGAAAAGGGTCAAAAGGCAGCGCCAATTATAATGGGTACATCGGCGTTGAAATCTGCGAGGACGGCTTGACCGATCCCGTATATTTTGCTGCCGTGTACCAGGAGGCCGTGGAAACCTGCGCCATGCTTTGCAAGCAATACGGCTTTGCGCCGGAAAAGCCCGCCGTGATCTGCCACAGCGAGGGCCATGCCCTTGGCATCGCCAGCAACCACGGGGATGTCATGCACTGGTTCCCCAAACACGGCAAAAGCATGGACACGTTCAGAGCTGACGTAAAGGCGGCTATGGGCGGCGCAACAACGTCCACCCAAACCACGCAACCATCCGCTTTCACTCCGTACACCGTTAAGGTGACCGCCAGTGTGCTGAATATTCGCAAAGGCCCCGGCACCGGTTACGCTGTGGCAGGACAGATTAAAAACAGAGGTGTATATACCATCGTGGCTGAAAGTACCGGCACGGGCGCCACAAAATGGGGCAAGCTCAAGAGCGGCGCGGGCTGGATCAGCCTTGACTATTGCCAGCGCAGATAAGCTGTTACTTTGCCCGTTACTTTCAAAAAATGAGCGGCGAAAGTAACAGGGGGCCGTTACTTTGATACCTTAAAGTAACACCCAAAGTAACGGCCTCAAACCCTTATAAATAGCGGCTTTTCAGGGTGTGTGATACTTTGTTACTTTCATTTCCTATTAATCATTAAAATAGAAGAAATAGAGAGTACACGCATACGCATACGCTCTAATACGCCTGATCCGCGCATATATACGCGCGAAGTAACGCCCAAAGTAACAGGAGGGTTTTATATGGCAAGAAGATCAAGCCGCGCCAAAAAGCGCGTGAGGCGGTTTGTGGACGCGCTGATCGTCCTTTGCCTGCTCATGTGCGCTATTGTCACGGTGGTTGTTCTGTACGAGTACCACCGCCTTGACGTGGTTCTGGGGGCCGGGGAAATAACCGCGCTGCTGGCCGTGTGGGGTGGTGAGCTTTTACTGATCGTTGTCCGGCAGGTGCTGGGCAGTGACGTTATACAAAAACATAAAAACGAGGAGGAACTTGAACAATGAGCATTCTCAATTTTCTGGCAGCAAACTGGGACAGCGTTCTGGTTGTCGTTGTGGTGATCGCCGTGGTGGTGTTCCTGATTGTTAAAATGCTGTTTGCCCTTGTCACATGGGCAGAGCGCGAATACGGCGGCGGCACCGGCAGCCTCAAGCTGGCGGCGGTGATCGAGAAGATTTACCCCCACATCCCTGCGGTTATTCGCTTGTTCCTGCCTGCGGATGCTTTGGTGCGACTGATTGAAAAGGCGCTGGAGCAGGCAAAGCTGCGTTGGGAACAGAACCCCGTATTACTGGCAAAATAGTAAAAAGGGCTGCGGTGGAAAATTTTTCTGTCGTGGCCCTTTTTTCTATTGACAATGTATCTATAAAGATATATAATGAAGTCAAAGAGGAGGTGCGCACCATGATTGCATTAGCAGAGTACGCTGCCAAACACGGTAAAAGCCACGTTGCCGCCCGGAAAATGGCGGCGCGCGGTGGGTTTAAAACAGCTGTAAAAATTGCCCGGAATTGGATCATTGATGAAAACGAGCCATACCCCGATGCCCGTATAAAGACGGGGGAATATATCAACTGGAGAAATAAAGCAAAGCGGGGCGAGTGATCGTCCCGCTTTTCATTTTGAGGAGGCCTACACAATGCGCGGATATAAACACCTAATGAAAAAGGAGGGTGCCAAACAGTGTGATATTGCCGCCCGCCTCCACGTTAGCGAAAGCACTATTAGCAGGGAACTGCGGCGCGGGGTATATACCCGGCTAAACAGCGACCTCACCATGGTAGATCAATATTCCCCGGAGATTGCCCAGCAACGCTATGAGGCGAATAAAACCGCCAAGGGCGTACCGCTGAAAATTGGCAATGACCATGAGCTTGCTGCTTTTATCGAAACGAAGATCGCGGATGAAAAATACAGCCCTTGCGCTGTTCTGGCTGAAATAGCCGCGCAAGGACTGGAATTCACGGTAACACTGTGCCGCGCCACGCTTTACAAGTACATAGATCGCGAGGTATTCCTGCGTATCACGAATAAAGACCTGCCTTTCCGGGGCAGCCGCCGCAAACACAAAACCCGCCACGTTCGCCCGGCGAGGGCGGCCAAAGGTGAAAGCATTGAGAAACGCCCGGAACACATAAACGACCGCAACGAATTTGGACACTGGGAAATGGACTTGGTGACCTCCTGCCGGGGAGGCCGCAGCAATTTACTGGTGTTGACCGAGCGCCAGACGCGGCAGGAGATCACCCGTAAGATACCAGACAAAACCGATGAAAGCGTTGTAGCCGCGCTGGATATGTTGGAGCGAAAATACGGAGCGCACTTCAAACACGTTTTCAAGAGCATCACCGTTGACAATGGCAGCGAATTTGCCGACTGCGCCGGTATGGAACGATCTATATTCGGCGGGCAACGGACAAAATGCTATTACTGTCACCCATCCAACCCGCAAGAACGCGGGAGTAACGAAAAGCAGAATCAGCTGCTGCGCCGCCACTTCCCCAAAGGCACGAACTTTGACAAAGTGCCAGACACGGAGATCGAACGCGTCACCGACTGGCTGAATAAATACCCTCGCAAAATGATTGGATGGGGGTGCAGTCAGGCCCTGTTTGACCGTGCTGTTACAGGGGCTTTAGTACACGCATAAAAATTTTTTAAAAAATCTTGCACTTACCTATTGACATTTGCCACCGCAAATACTACAATTAAGTGCAAGAACCGATCACACGGTTTTTGCACTATTTTTTTTCGTCATTTCTGGACAAGCAGGGGGAGGTGAGTACATGCTTGGTGGTTATTTTTCGCCGGACGAGCGGCGAAGAATAGCGGAAATGTGGGAGGCATACCAGCCTGCGGCTGTTATCGCCTGCGCCCTAATGGTCGATCCGTCCACCATTCACAGGGAGCTGAAGCTGGGCAACGCGGACGGCGAACTGGACAGCAACCAGCGGCTAAAGTATGACCCCGACCTTGCGCAACAGCGTTTCCAAGAGAACCTGCGCAGACGCGGCAGGAAAAAGAACTAAGGAGGTACGGTTGTGAAAGGCTACTACACCAGCAGCGGCTACATGGGGTACGTTCTCGGCAAGGGCTACCAGCTTTTTGAAACTGAGGATGCCTACTACGAGTGGATATGTGAGAACTGCCCAGACCTTTACACCTACACCGGGGAGGTGTCCGCATGAGCAACATTAAGCCCATTGTGCTAAAAGCACAGACGGCAGACAGCGTGGGCGTTGTCCGCTTGACCCCGGAGGCAGAAAAAGTGGTGCGGCGGTTGCATAGCCGCTCCGGGCTGCCTATTAAGACCATCGTTTCTGAAATTATAACACAATCTGAGAACCTGATCGACATCGATCTGACTGAAATTGAGGAGGATTACCAATGAAACAGCAGCTTTTAACAATCATGCCCGGCACCCCCATTCTGTACCGCGAACGTGCCGCAGTGGTGCTGGAGCATGCCGGGGGCGGCGTGTTCGTCCAGCTGATTGACAGCATCGGCCGGCGCCAATTCGGCTCCACCAATGACTGGCGCGCCAGTGATCTGCGCAAGCACCTCAACGGCACCTTTGCCAAAGATCTTTGTGAGGGCAACATGGACGAGTTGCTGGACACCGTGACCGACCTCACCGCAATGGACGGCACAACCGACTACGGTCATAGCATCGACAAGGTGACACTGCTCACGGTTGACCAGTGCCGTAAATATCGCTACATACGCCCCCTGCTTAAAGAGTACGGCTGGGAATGGACAAGCACCCCTGACAGCACACCGGGAGGCTGGGACAAAGAGGCGTGTTTCGCGTGGCACTTGAATTCCGATGGTAATCTGAGCCTCAGCGGCTGCTCCAACACCTACGGCGCCCGCCCCGCTTTCACTCTCCCCTCCTCCCTCTCTGTGAAAGTGCTGGGCAGTAAAGACCTTTCCGGCTATTCCAGCGCCGATCTGCTGTCCGAACTGTTGAAAAGGCAGGCTGACGCATGAGGCGGGCCGTAATGCTGGCGGCGGTGTGCCTGCTGCTTTTTACCGGGTGCGCGGGTGAACCCGCCACCCCTGCCGCAGCACCGGCGACACGGGCGGCTGTGGGTCTTGTGATGAACGCCCCCACTGCTACGCCGACACCCACGCCGGAGCCAACCCCCGCACCCGACCCGTGGACAGCCGAGGAGGTGGAGGCTATCGCCCGCACCCTGTCCGGCGAATGCTACGAGGACAAGCCGGGGGACAAAAGGCTGGTTGCCGAGGTCATTCTGAACCGTGCCACCGATGGACGGTGGGGTGACACGGTGATCGAAGTGGTAACCGCCAAAAGTCAGTTTTCTGGCTACTGGCACCCCAGCCGGGATATTTCCGACAACGACCGGGAGATCGCCGTGCAAGCCCTGTGCGACTGGTACGCCAACGACTGCGCCGCCCTATCTGAATACCTTTTCTTTGAAGCAGGCCCAAACCGCGAGAACGTGTTCCGCGAAAAATATTAAGGAGGTCATAACCATGTCAGAATTCACCGTAAAAGTACAAGCTCCCGAACTGGCGGCGGCCCTCATGGCCCTCGCCGCCGCAATGAAAGGTGCGATGCCTGCCCAGACCGGCGCAGAAGCCCCTGCGCCTGCGGTAAACCCTACCCAGACGGCTGCCTCGGCATATGCGGCACCGACTGCTGCACCTGCCCCGGTTGCTGCACCTGCCCCTACGGCCCCGGCACAGGCTTGCACAACCGCCTCACCTGCAACACCTGCGGCTAATCCGGCACCCACTGCCGCGCCGCCTGTCATTCCCACGGCTGCCGCCCCCACTTACAACCGCGACCAGATCATGACGGCGGGGGCAGCACTGATTGACGCAGGCAAGATTAACGAGCTTATGGGGTTGCTCAACGCCTTTGGGGTACAGGCTGTGACGCAACTCAAGCAGGAACAGCTGGGCGCGTTTGCAACGGAGCTGCGCAAGCTGGGAGCGCAGATATGAGCAGCCCGACTGATCACGCTCTGCTTTCCCCCTCTGCTGCCAACCGGTGGTTAGTTTGCACCCCGGCGCCCCGGCTGGAGGCAGAACTGCCCGACAGCACCAGCGAATACGCCGCCGAGGGTACGCTGGCGCACAGTGTTTGCGAGTTGCTGGCCCGCAAAAAGTTTACCATCGTAAATCCCTCCACCCACAACGCCGCACTGCGCAAACTCAAAAAGCACGAGCTGTGGAATGACGAGATGCTGACCACCGCCGCCGCCTATGTGGATCATCTTATGGAGAGGTTTATGTCCTTTCCGCACAAACCCTACATCGTTTTCGAGGTCAAAGTTGACCTTACGGAATACGCCCCGGAATCCTTTGGCACCTGCGACTGCGTAATGATTGGCGGCGATGAGTTGATTATTACGGACTACAAGCACGGTAAGGGAGTGCCGGTATCTGCCGAAGATAACCCCCAAATGAAACTGTATGCCCTCGGTGCGCTCAAACTGTACGGCCCCATCTATGGTGACGCAATCAAAAAAGTTTCCGTCTACATAGACCAGCCCCGGCTGGATAGTTACGGTGGGTACACCATGACGGTGGATGAATTGCTGGCATGGGGCGAAACCATAGTGAAACCCAAAGCAGCCCTTGCATTTGCCGGTCTGGGGAGTTTCGTTCCCGGCGATCATTGCCGGTTTTGCCGCGCCAAAGCACAGTGCCGCGCCCGTGCAGATGCGCACACTGCGCTGGAGGACTTCAAAGATGCCCTGCTACCCACGCCAGAAAATACAGAGCAGGTTGAGCAAGACGGCCGGGACGGCATTCCCACACCGCCGCTGCTGACGGATGCGGAAATAGGCGACCTCCTGACGCGTGGCAAGTCTTTGGTGGACTGGTACAACAGCCTTGAAGAATACGCACTAACCGCGCTGCTGAACGGCGGCACGATCCCCGGTTACAAGGTTGTGGAGGGTACAAGCAAAACCACCTTTGCCCCGGACTTTGACACAGCCGCCGCCGTGTTGGTTGCTGCCGGGTACAAGAAAGCTACCCTTTACAGAGAAGCCCCCGAAACCCTTACCAACCTTGACAAGCTGGTGGGCGGCAGGCAGAAGCTCAAAGAGCTGCTTGGGGACCACCTGTATAAGCCGCCCGGCAAGCCTACGCTGGCACTGGAATCCGACAAGCGCCCGGTATACAGCAGCGCCGCTGCTGACTTTGGAGGGGAGGTGTCTTAATGTCGCACAAGCAGCCCATCACCACCCAACGCGGCACATTCGTTTGCACCATTTATGACGTTAGCAATTTGATGGAGCTACCGCTGGCGAACATTCGCAAGCTGTGGAAAATCATGCTTTCCGCAGATTATGAGAACCGCGAAACCATTCAAATGATCCGCGACTGGCTACCCGCCAATATTGAAAGCACGGAAAAATGCGCACTGGAATTACAAGGTTCTCTCCAGCAAGCTGCGCAGGACGCAGAACGCCTGCGCCGGGAGGTTGAGGTTTTCGGCAGCGTTGCCACCAAAGAGCAAAAGGCGGCTTACGCCGCCGCTCGGCGAAAATTGAGAACCGTTGAAAAGATGGTTAAGGCTGCCAAAGCAGCGCATGTAAAGGCGCAGAAGCTCCAAACCATTTTTACCAGCATGACCAATATTTAAGGAGGTATTTCCATGTATCAGAACATTGCAACCAAAGTGCTGACCGGGGAGGTTCGCCTTTCCTATGCCAATCTGACCACCCCGCGCGCCAATAAGCCCGGCGACAAAGAAAAGTACAGCGTAACGCTGCTGATCCCCAAAACCGACACCGCCACCAAAGCCAATATTGATAGCTCCATCGAGGCGGCTGCGCAGGACGCGCAGGGCAAGCTGTGGAACGGCATCCGCCCGCCCGTCCTGCCTATTCCGATCCACGATGGTGATGGTGTCCGTGAAAGCGGCGTACCTTACGGCCCTGAATGCAAAGGCCACTGGGTAATTACTGCCAGCACTTACAACCGGCCGCAAGTTGTCCATCAGAGTGATATCAACACCGAGCTGGCCCCGCAGGATATTTACAGCGGTATGTATGCCCGCGTAACCATCAACTTTTTTGGCTATCTGAACAACGGCAAAAAGGGCGTGGGCTGCGGACTGGGCAACGTTATGAAAACAAGGGATGGTGAACCCCTCGCCGGCGGTGCTTCTGCTTATGCTGACTTTGCGGATGTAGGTAACACTGTGGGCGCGCCCGCTACCCCGACTTATGGCGCGGCTATGCCCGCAACCCCCGGCGCGACTGGCTACGACGCACAGCCCGGTTACACACATCCCCAGCAGTCCGTTGCCCCGCAGTACGGCGGTGTGCCTGCCGGTGCTTCTCCCATTGACCCCTTGACCGGGCTGCCGGTGCTTCTCCCATTAACCCCTTGACCGGGCTGCCGGTGCTTCTCCCATTAACCCCTTGACCGGGCTGCCCTATTAAGCCCCGGACACGCTTCTGGGCGGTTGAGCGTATCAGCCGCACCCCATTCAATTTTTAAAAAGGGAGGAGAAGTCATGCACCATTTAAGCATCGACCTTGAAACCTTTTCAAGTGTTCCGATTGCCAAAGCCGGGGCGCAGAAGTACATACAAAGCCCGGACTTTGAAATATTGCTGTTTGCATATTCGCTGGATGGCGGCCCTGTTGAAATCGTGGACTTGGCGCAGGGAGAACCTGTCCCGTGGTGGTTGGTCGCCGCGATAACTGATCCGGCCTACATCAAACACGCCTACAACGCCGCTTTTGAAATTGGGTGTTTGTCGAAGTTTCTTAACCGCCCGCTGCCCCTCGACCAATGGCGCTGTACCATGCTCCACGGGCTGTGCTGCGGATATACCGCAGGGCTGGAGGCCACAGGGCGGGCGCTGGGGCTGCCGGAGGACAAACAAAAGCTCTCTACCGGCAAATTCCTGATCCGTTATTTCTGCGTTCCGTGCAACCCCACAAAGACCAACGGCGGCCGCACTCGCAACCTGCCGCGCCATGACCTCGCCCGCTGGCAGCTGTTTAAGGAGTATTGCATTGGGGATGTTGTCACAGAAATGGAAATACTGCGCCGCCTGTCCAATTTTCCCGTGCCGGATGCTGTGCAGAAGCAATGGCAGACTGACCTCATTATAAATATGCGCGGCGTTGCTGTTGACATGGAGCTGGTACACGGCGCCCTCTACATAGGCGAAACCACCCGCCAGCAGCTTGTGGATGAAGCGGTTCAGCTTTCGGGGCTGGATAACCCCAACAGCCTAAAGCAGCTCACCAAATGGCTGGAGGAGGAATTGGACGAGGAGCTGACCGACCTCCGCAAAGATACGGTAAACCGCCTGCTGGGCGGCAAGCTGGGCAGCGACACCGCCCGGCGAATGCTGGAAATCCGGCAGGAGCTGGGCAAGACCAGCACTAAAAAATACAACGCCATTGAGGCGGCTGTATGCGCCGATGGACGTTGCCGGGGGCTGCTCCAGTTTTACGGCGCCAACCGCACCGGGCGCTGGGCCGGGAGGCTGGTACAGGTGCAGAACCTGCCCCGCACATACACCGAGCCGCTGCCCCTCGCGCGCAGTCTGATTAAGCGCAAGGAAACCACAAAGCTGCGGATGCTGTACGGCTCTGTGCCTGACACCCTCTCCCAGCTGATCCGCACCAGCTTCATTGCGTCCCCCGGTCATGTCCTGCTGGATGCCGACTTTTCCAGCATTGAGGCCCGCGTCATATCGTGGCTGGCGGGCGAACACTGGCGGCTTGAGGTATTCCGCACCCACGGCAAAATTTATGAAGCCTCGGCTTCTCAAATGTTTGGGGTGCCGCTGGAACTGATCAAAAAGGGCAACCCGGAATACGCCCTCCGGCAGCGCGGCAAAGTTGCGGAGCTGGCGCTGGGGTATCAGGGCAGCACCGGGGCGCTGATCAAAATGGGTGCTTTGGACATGGGCCTATCGGAGGAGGAATTGCCGGAAATCGTGCAGCGCTGGCGGGACGCAAACAAGCGCATACGCGATCTGTGGTATGCAATGGAGGCCGCTGCCGTGCAGGTGGTACAGACCGGCGCTCCTGCCGGGGTGTTCAATATTCTGCTGGCGCGGGAGGTTGACCCCAGCAACGGACTGGACTTCCTTACCATTCGGCTGCCCAGCGGCCGCAAGCTCTACTACGCAAACCCCTCTTTGGACGTGAACCAGTGGGGCAACCCATCCATTATGTACAAGGGCATGGATCAGACCACAAAGAAGTGGAAACAGATTGAAACCTACGGCGGCAAGCTGGTTGAAAACTGTGTGCAAGCCATAGCACGGGATTGTTTGGCAGAAGCCATAGAACGGCTGGAGGCGCTGGGCTACGCCGTGGTGTTCCATGTCCATGATGAAGTTGTAATCGAATGCACCCCCGACTGCGCCGACCTTGACAGCGTGGCGGCTATTATGTCCCAGCCTCTGCCGTGGGCGCCAGACCTCCCGCTGGGCGCGGACGGCTGGATCGGGGACTTCTATAGAAAGGATTAGGAGGAGTAACTATGTCGAACATATTCAGAAGCAAGGTGTACACGGATCGCCCCGCATATGCGGACTTTGATGCGCCAGCAAAATTTGAAGCCATCAAAAGCATAATTGCCCAGCGACTGGTTGAGCACCCGAACGCGATATGCTCTTACTCTGGCGGCAGCGACAGCGACATCATGCTGCATCTGATTGAAACGGTACGCAAAATCTTTAATCTCCCACCTGTCCAGTATTGCTTTTTCAACACCGGCTTGGAGATGGATGCTATTAAGCGACACGTCCGGGAAACAGCTGAATTGTACGGTGTCACAATCACCGAGCACAGACCCAAGAAAAACATCGTATGGGCCACGCGGGAACATGGGATACCATTTGTATCAAAAATCATGTCCGCTGGTCTGGAGGGGGTGCAGAAGAAAGGCATCCCGCTGTCCATTGCAGACGAGTATGCCGAAGCAGAGGACAAAGCGGCAAAGCGGGCAGAACTTAAAGCGCGTTACCCAAAATGCGAATCAACCATCAATTTCCTGTGTGGGTGCAATTCAGCCGGGGAGCCACGGCCAGATATTCAGCTCGTCATCGGCTCGTCAAAATATATGCTGGACTTTATCAAAGAAAACCCGATCCCGTTTGCAGTCAGCAACAAATGCTGCGACTATTGCAAAAAGCAAATAGCACATTCCGTGCAAAAACCGTATGACATGATAATCACGGGAGAGCGCAGGGATGAGGGCGGCATGAGGTCTGTGCCGCGCAAGGACAATACATCAATGTGCTTTTCAGAGGCATCAGATGGAAAGTATAGGCTTCGACCTCTGTTCTATGTGTCGGACGCAGATAAACAGTGGTACAAGGACTACTACGGTATTCGCTATTCGGATGCCTACGAGGTATACGGTCTGACGCGCACCGGCTGTTGTGGGTGTCCCATATCTGCAAGAGCAGTAGAGGACTTAGAAAAAATACGGCCCTTTGAGCCGAATTTGGTAAAAGCCGCGTGGAACGTATTTGGTGACAGCTACCGATACCGCCAGCAGTACAACGAGTACAAGGCGCGCAGACGTAGCGATGAGGCGCAACCATGAATTATGACATTAAGCCGGGCGCGGTTATTCACGGGGACTGCCTCACCGTCCTGCGGCAAATGGAGGCGGGCAGCGTGGACATGGTGATCACCGATCCACCGTATGGGGTGGACTACCAAAGCACCCGCGCCGCCAAAGAGAACCGCCGCAGGAAGATCAGCAACGACAAAACCCCTTTTATCTGGT